TAAAATTTGCGTCAAGTTCTGTGTTTGTAAGGGGCGATCCTTTGCCCGACCTTGTTACTATCGTAGACATTGGGTAGCCCCTCTCAAATTAGGATGCAGTTAAAGTAATAGTCCAAGTTACTGACATAGTATCGTCAGCGGCTTTATTCACTACAGCAAATACAGTACGGCAAAGCATAGTTCCACTAGAGGAAGCATTAAATATGCCAGCTTCTGTAACTGCGCCAGTTGCTTCTCCTGCCTCAAAAGACGATACATATGCAATCGTATTTGATGAAGGCGTAGAACTGTCTAACGCTTCTCTAGAGCCTAGAATAGACACTAGGTCGGTTTGACCAGCAGCAGCCGCAGTAGTGCCAGAACCTAAAGCCATATGAGACATAACGCTATCACTAGCATTGGCCATACGCGCACAAATATAGGTTAATCCAGCCGTGACAATTAAGTTTTTAATGTTGCGCTCTTCTTTAACATTGCCATTCTTGTCTTTTACAACAATTGCAACATCACCACGCAGTTTTAAGCCTTCGTTTAACATAGTACACCTCTAAAATGATCGGCTATAACCGACATAATCCTCTAAAAAATATCCCACTTCTACATAGCCTTGGCTTAGAAGTGAGCCTGTATCTGTTGCTCCAAGTGTATCATCAATTACTTTGCCTTGCGTTGAAAGCGTCAAATCTGTCAAATTTGCTGCATTAGATCTAGATTTAACAAAAGACATGTCCTGATCATCGTTTGCTGTTGCTTCTCCGTCTAAATCATCTGTAACGCCTAAACCTTCAGTAATAAACTTACTAAAGCTCATATTTCTTTCGTCAGACCAAGATCCAGCGTCTGAATAATATTGGGCAGTTAACTTTAAAAAGACAATAACATCTGTAAAGCTTGATGTTTCAGAAAAAGCTTTACTAAAATCTTTATAGCTAAAATCACTAGAAGATAAAGAGTCGTTAAACGGTTTGCTGTAATTTACATCAAAATTGTCGCTAGATGATACAGAATCTTGTTGCCCTTTAGCAAATGAAGCTATAAAAGAATCAGTTAATAATCCAATGTCATAATACAATTTAGATCTTAATATCTGAAATACTTCAGTAAACCCTGCTGTATCAACTAAAGTTTTAGCTAACTGCCTATAAGTTATGTCGCTAGAAGACATATTATCAATAGTTGTTTTAGTAAAATTAACGTCAGCATTATCATTAGATGACAAAGAATCTTGATTAGACTTGCCAACTAAAGATGCCGAAGCATCAGAAACAGACCCTGAATCAAAAAAACTTCTAACAGTTACCCTTAATATTAATATTACATCAGAAAAACTTGCGGCTTCAGAAAGAACTTTGCCATTAAATAACTGTTGAGTGTCTGATGCTGTGTAGCTATCCAATACACTTTTACTGTAATTTAGCAATGCTTGATCTTGGCTTATACCTTGATTATTAAATGTCTTAGCAAATGCAATTAACTGGTCGTCCGACATCAATATAGAGTCAGTAAAAGAGCGCGCTAAAATATCAAGAAACTGCCCTACAGAAACCATTGCAATTGCGCTTTTATAAGCTATAGATGCTACTGCTTTCTTATAACCTATAAGCGCAATGGCTTTTTTAAATGCAATAGTTGCCTTGCTCATTAAAAATCAGCTCGCAAATAAAACTCTAATATTTCAAATATTGTCTCAACATTACCGTTTGGGTGAGTTATTTCAATTTCGCCTTGATAATAACCTTCAGCAATATTTAATTGACTTCCTGTAAACGAAAAGACAACAGTTCCGGCAGAAAAGTCTCCTGCTCCAGCTAACGTAAACAATACTGTAGTGGTATCTTTAGCCCTAAACTTTAAAGCGCAACTGCCACCGGAAAAGTTAATAACGCTGCCGTCATCATCTCTGGTCAAAACAGCTTGAATTTGCGGGGCTTGATCACCCTTTACTAGTTGATAAATTCTCATACATTACTCCGGCTTTGTGAGCCACATTGTATCACCTAACTAAAAATATATTGAATTACTGTTCAAATGTAACTGCGGCAACTGCGCCTTCAGTAACGTAAAGTCCATAACTACCCCAAAATGCAGTATAACTACTAGAATTTGACCTAATCCAAAGCTCAACGGTATCGCCAGCATCTAAGTTGCTTACAAGCTTTGTAAATTCTTAATAGCCTTTTCCAGATTTGCTTGATGTGCTTGAGTATCCAGATCCATTTACATAAATTTTACCATACGCAGTAGTAGAGCTATTTCCTCCAGCAATTGTAAATTTAGCATTTACGCTACCTTCAACTCCAACGGTAATTTCAGCCACCTTAACAAAACTAGAAAAGTTAGTTTGACCGCCTTTAGTGGTTACTGCTAAAACTTCATTTCCAGCTTCAACTATTCTAGTCTGCCCTTCAATAATTAATTGAGTTCCAGTCCAGCGAAGATTTGCGCCGTTAGGGTTGCCAATACTAAATTTAGGAGTTCCTGCAACATCACCCAAAAAGAATCCAGTGCCTGTATTAAATGCTGTCTGGCCTGACCTTATATCGCCTCCGGTAGCAAGTTGAATGTCTCCAATTGTTCCGCTTGCAGCAGTTAATGTGCCTCTAAATACAGCATCATTAAACTCAGCATCACCACCTTTGTCTATTTTCCACCCAGCAAGACCTGCGTTATAAGCAGTTGATTGTATTGCTCCACTTATCTTTGCGTTAGTAACTCCACCGTCACCAATAATAAGGCTTTTTTCAGTTCCTGAAGTCGCTACACTTAACCCTACACCGTCAATTCTTACTCTGTCTGCTTCTATTATGCCTGTTTTTATTTTATCGCCATCAATCGTAGTTGTGCTTGCGGCAAGACCTGTATTGAAATTAGTAAACGTAACTAATCCATCAAAATTATGAGCTACAAACGCCGAACTAAATGTTATTGCAGGTTGGCTTTGATCGTAAGTAGATTCAATAACCTTAAAGCTACTTGCCCAATATTTACCGTCACTGCTTGTAACAGGTAGGGGGTTAACTTGCCAAGTAGAAGTAAGATTACTAAAAGTATTATTATCATAATCGTAATCAGTTGCTGTTGGAGCAGATGGCTCTGCATCTTGAGGAAGTATTAGATAAACGTAACCATGATTTTCTCTAGGCGTTAAAGTTGCTGCATTTGTAGTTGCACTTACTTCGGCTGTATATTCTGGATTACCATTAGAATCAACAGATTTATTTCCACTGTAATCTACAGATCGAAGCTTATAAAAATAATCTTCATTGTTAACAAGAGATCCGTTAACAAAAGACCCTGCAATGCCAAAACCGCCTGACACGCTTGCAATAGCAGCAAAAGTTCCGCCAGAAGTTGCTGACCTATAAATTTCTACGTTAGAAAAGTCTTTATCTGAAGGGTTTACCCATGCAAGAGTAATTGACCCTTGACCTCCCGTTGCCGTAACCGATGAAGGTAAAGCTGGAGCAGTAGTATCTCCTGCACTTGCAGCGTTTACTGACAAAGAAGAACTTTTAACGCCAAGAGAATTAACAGAATAAACATTAATGTTATAAGTAACGCCAGATTCAAGATTCCCAATGTCAAATTTTAAACCGGATACAGAAACTGATTGATACAAAGACGCGGCTTCGCTACTCTTTTTCCACTCTACAATGTACGAATCAACAAATGAATCTAATGCGGCAAGCCAAGTAAGCTGAATAATAGGAAATGTAGTCCCGTCATCGTCAATGTAAGTTCCACTAGCAGATTGCAAACTTCTTGGAGCGCCTACTTCAAAAGGGTCTGGAAGTGCAGATTGGGGATACGTTATTTCTTGAGCAGCAAGATCATAAGTATAAATAGTTGAATCATATTGAAGCAAAGAAACAGAGCAAGTACCGTCATAATTAAGAGTTATGTCTTCAACCTGAAAAGGTTGCGCTACCCAAGAAGGAGTTGGGTGAGTAACAGTTACTACGTCACCTACAGATAGCTGCAAAGCCTCACTTGTAGCCTTAAAGTTGCATCTTAAAGAGCTTCTAGACCGCTTTAAAATTACTCTTGCCAAATCTCTAGCAGCATAATAGTTAGTGATAGTCTCAAGCTCTAAATTGCTAACTAGCAAAGTTCCGTTATCTTCACTAAGAAACGCAGTCTCTTCACTAGATCCAGATTCAGGCCATACCACTTGGTCGGGTTGATAATCTACAGCGGGGTTAGCAAATTTAGCAATAACCCTATTAAACTTGTTTTCTTTTGACTCACCTTCAATTGAAATGCCGCCAACAATAGTATTTGTATCAAACGCAAAACTAGATGATTTTGACTTATCAATTAACAAGCCATATTTTCCTTGCGTGTAAGGCAAAAATCCACGGCAACCCATTAACAATTTTTCTATATTAGAAAACAATGTTTCGTCTGTCTGCAAAACAGCATTAGTCTCAAATATCTTACCTGATGGTGCGCCAACGTAGAAAACAACGCTTTCATCGCAATCTGTAGCGGCTGATCCAAACGCAGCATCATCAATAGCTATTGCAGGTATTCCTTTACCAAACCTTTCGTTAGTCAAATAATCGCGAAGGCAAAGCGATGGATTATTGGAAAATGTCCACGTTGATGGATTAGCAAATCTTTGAGTAGACACTCCGCCAGAAACATACCCATCAGAAGTGCTATCTTCTCTTGGATCGTAAACTTTTCTTCCGCTTACAAGCGCAGTAATTTCTGGAATTCCTTGAAATATATCTCTATTCCATTTTAACTTAATTGCTAGATAAGCAACTCCACTTAACGTGTGAGTAGAATCCCAGTCAGAGTTGGCTTCAGTCAACAAATCATCGTAAGCTTGATCGTCAGCGCCAGTGTGAACATTTACTGTGTATAACCCTGTATATTTAGAATCTGTAATTGGAACGTCATCAAGATGGATATCTGTAATAGCATTAACTTCACCCTCTGACAGCACTAAAGCAATATAAAGAAATTCATTTTTGTCGCCACCTGAAACATCTTTAGTCGATACAAATACTCTTACACCGCCAACTCGCCTTTGGCCATAAATAACGGGAATAGGTTCAATGTTTGATTCTTTGTTGAAAAGAACGCCAGCCATATCGTTGGCAGCTTTCATTGCCTTCTTCATGGCTTGCGTAGTCATTACATAAGAAACAGCAACTGACGCGACAATTACTGCACCAATAAAAAAAGCCATTATTTACGACCCCATTTTAAATTCTTAATTGTTTTAGCAGAAAATTCAAATCCTTTATCGTTAGGAAAATGAATTGACTGAGAGTTTTGATTAGTCCTTCTGCCTACTTCTTTCTCAAAATCTTTCCAGTGAGAAGCAAGCTTAACGGTAACAGTGCTAGATTCTCTGCCGTCTTGAATGTTATACCCAGTCATTAACCCATCAAATACCAATATAGGCGATCCTATAATTGCATCAGAATCGTTTACAACAGCCCTGTAAATCTTAGCTGTTCGGTCAATATAATTTTGGGCTAAAAAGATATTTACATATTCTTGACTAACTCCAGACAAAGTAACATCAATGCTGTTAACTCTTAAATCAGCAGTTTCTGTAATATCTCCAGAACCTAAAAAATGCGAGCTACTGACCCAAGTTTGACCAGAAATAGATAAATCTCTATTCCAGTCTGTAAGATAAATTGTAGTAGCAAGGTCAAATTGAATTAAAGTAGCAAGATTAAAATCATCTTTTTCTAGTTCGGCAATAGTTGCTGCGCTTATTGATCTTGTCATTAAACTGCCTCTATGAAATCAACTTCGTAATCTAACAGCGATGCAGAAGTCAAAGAATAACTTTGCACATCATTATTTAAACGAACAGTAAATGGCACACTATCGTATGTCATAACCAAGTCGTTAGTTAACGCAACTACTAACGCGGGTTGAATTGCCAAAGCGCCAGCACCTGAACGATCTGAGGTAATCATATAGACTTTAGTGTGGTTAGAGAACTTAACCATATCGCCCGCTTTTAGAACGCCAGTAAAACCGTCAACATTAACGGATGTGGCTCCTATCACCGCAGCACCATTAGATCTTGCAGTACCTGAAGCAGTGCCAGTCTTTGCGCTTATCTCTGGCAATACAACAGAGAATGTCTCTGCCATACCCCTCTGAGCCATAACAAAAGCCATAACTGGAGCAAACTCCGCACGACTAAGCCTAGAGTATTGCGCTGAGAACTCAAACCGCTGTCCGCCAATGTTTCTGACTTGAGTACGGCCTGAAACGCTTTCGCTAGATAAGTTGTAGTTTTGACTGTTAAAGCCAATAGATGCAAATACGGGTGATGCTGGGTATGTTCCACTCATGTTAAGGACGCTCTTCCGCGATTGTTAACCGCTTGGTTAATCATAGAAACAATTTGACCTCTGCGGGAGTTAAGTAGTCTATCAAATCCAGCAGTGTCATTAGCCTGTATGCTAAAGTTTACACTAACATTGGTTTCAGATTGACCACTTTCTGATCCAACAGCTTTCTTTAGGTTCTCGTTAGTAGCAATACGGCCTGAACCGCCCATAGTCAGAAGCTCTGGCCCACGCTCACCAACAAGGTAAGACTCACCGCCACGAACTTGACCACCTAATGCTCGACCACCAGCAATAGCAGTTCCTGCAACAAGACCAGCAGATGCGTAACCCATAGCTCTAATTCCAGCAGCAGAAGCAAGATAACCAGCAATTCCTCCCAAAGTAGCAGCTTGAGCAGCCGCAGCAGCAGCAGCAACCTCCGTTGAAACTATAATCTGAGCAATAGCAATGGCTTTTTGTATCCCAAACAACACTTTAGCTTCTTTTGATCCTTCAGCCGCAATACCAGCCATTTGCCCTGCAAGTCCACTTAGATTTGACAGCACTTGCTGTTGTATATCTGTTTTAGCTTGAGCTTCTGCTTGGGCAAGAGCAACTCTGTCTTTGCTGTATTTTTCTTCTATATGGCCTTTAGCTATCTCAAACTCTTCTTGGCTTATTAGCTTGGCATCCCTGTCAGCTTGAGTTTTTGCTACAGCCTCGGCCTCCAAAGAATCAATAAGGGCTGCTTCTTCCATTGCTGATTGAGCAATTTGCAATAATCTACCTTGGGCGCTTTCTTTGTCTTTCTTTAGCCTTTCTGCCGCTAAATCGGCATCACGCTTTTCCTTGTCCGCAATTCTTTTATCGGCAGCCTCTTTCTTTACCAAGTCGGCAGCGGCTTTTTTTTCCTGCCTTTCTTTTTCTTTTAACGCTTCAATTTCTTTTAATAACGCAACAGCAGATGCCTCGGTTGCATCAGTGGCTCCTCCTGTTCTAGCTTGATATTCAAAAAGCGCATCTCCAGTAAGCGAAAGAAGCTGTTTCTTATGCTCTAAAGATTCAATGTAATCTCGTTCTTTTTCCTCTGCTTTTTCAGTTTCAGGCGTAATTCCAGCAAATATGTCTTTATATGTCTGTAAGCTTTCTTCCGCTTCACTAGCAGATGCGCCTAACCGCAGAAGTTCTTTATTATATTTCGCTATAGTTGAAGCGCCCATAAACTGCGACTGCGCCTGTAGAATGCTATTTATTTCGGCTATTCTTTCGTTGACAGCCTTAATGCTTTTTTCGTTCTTCATCATCTCTTCTACCATAGAGACTTGAAGGTATGCTTTCTGGGCATCAGTTAGTTTATGATATTTGTCGGCTAGGCTTTCTGCGCTCTTATCCATCTTATCAATTTCAGAGCTTAAATCAGCCATGCTACTAAACAAAACGCCGCCAAGAATTGCACCAAAAGCAATTAATGCACCAGTTACGGCACCTGCTGGGCCAAATACGGACGCAAGCTGAGAACCCTGCTGACCAATAATGGTAAACCAACTAGTTCCCATCTGGGCTTGGACAGCAATATCCTGAAACTGATAAGAGGCTTGCTGTGCTTGAGCGCGCATGTTTTTCATAGGCGCTACTGTAGATTTAGCAGCTTTGCCAACTTTTTTAGTATTGGTTTCTGCTTTTTCTCCCGCCGCTGCAAGACCGTCCAACTCTTTAGTAGTGGATTTTATTCCGTCAGCTTGGACTTTAATGCCAAGCGTTAAATCTTCAGCCATTTTTACTAACCTCTTGAGCGTGTAAAGTATCTAATCTGCGAATAACATCGACCTCAAAGGTAGAAAGATTGCCGTAGATAGACATATACGAATTTATTTCATTGTAACTGATTGCGCCAGAGGAGGCATTTTTTAAAGACACGAACAATTCCCACAAATAAATAAGCTCTTGTCTTAATTGCGGTTCATCATCAAGCTCTTTGGGATTGCGACCTAAACTTTTAGCAACTTGCCTAAGATTAGTTATACGACTAACTTTTGATCCTTTATCATAGCCAGCAGCCCAAAACTGCCACTGGCCATAAACAGATAACTCTTCAGTTAGCCCTTGATAAAATTTCTTCGTTCGGCTACAAAAGTATCGACTTGAGAAGCGATGTTAGGTGAATTAACGTAAAGATCTCTAGCTAACTTGTCAGTAAATTTCACATCTTTGTTTTTACTCTCCAAGCCGCGCCAATCTTTTGTAACAGCAACTAACAGATCAATTTCACCGCCATCCTCTTTGTTAATAAGCTTTCTGTGATAAGCCCTTACAGCCTCTCTGTACGACTTTGAGTCAATACCCTTTACGGTGATATAAAAATCAGTCTCTTTCCCGTCTAAGGGGCTTAGAATGCGTATTTCTGCGCCTTCTTCGTGTGCATCAGCAGTGTATAGCTGTTTAATGTCCATTTTCTCTCTCCAGAGTTAATAAAGGAGCCTTTCGGCCCCTTTTGGTGTTAACCGTCTGCTCTTGTAATCTTAATTTGAGATGCGTCACTAGAGTTATATAGTGCTACAAAATCTAAAGATACTGTTACTGGGCCAGCACCGCCAACTTCAGGGTTGCCTGAGTTGTATTTTACGTTTGGCAGGTCAAAAGTGTACGAGTTTCCGGCTAGGTCAGTCAAAACAAAGCTCAAGCTAGACGAAGTTTCGTTGATAAACTTATCAATTAACGTGCTGTTTTCAAAGTAAGCTGTAACAGATCCGCTAACAGATGATTTGCCAATAGAAGGCAGCAAAGTAGAGCTAGAGCCAACTACATACATCGACTCCATTCCGTTATCAAGGCTTAACTCAAGGCCAGTAATAACAGCAATGCTTGATCCGCCTTCTGTAATTGAACCAGTAAAAGAATCAAATGGTGATGTAGTAGTTTCGGCTGCGTAAGTTGCGCCAGTAATAGCAGTAGAAGCTATTGCAAATTCTTTACCAATTACCGAAAGCGATCCAGTTACCATAGAATTAGGGGCGACAGACAAAGAAAGCGCATTAAAATTGCAACCAGTAGATCGCAGATACTTGCCAATGTCTTGGTGATGACGCTCAACGGTGTAGCTTCTTCGGGTAGTTCCTGCTTTAAGGACGTTTGTAGCCCAAGTGCCACACAATACGGCCTCAAGCAAATCGTCAAATGATTCGTAAGAAAGTTCAATATTAACATCGCCAGCAACGCTTTTATTACCATGACGGAAATGAGCTACTTGACGATCTTCGCGCAACTCTTCGGATTCTATTGCGTCTTTAGACAGTCCAATAGTAGTTCCGGTGTGGCGAATAGGTTTAAATGAAGGTGTTGACGGAGTAGTACCGAATGTAGATTCGACAACATACGCCATGTTGTGTCTTGAGCCTGTTGCAATAGTCATACTTTACCTCGGTGCTACATGAGCCATATAATTAATTGTTACTGAAATAACGAAGCGATCTTCGTCAATAAGTCCTGAGTTTCTTGATACATTACCAAGCCGAACATAAACGCCATTGTACAATAAATCTGTACCGCGCTTAAAGTGATCGGCAATCAAATCAACTTTAGCTTCTGCTTTACCTCTACCTTCTCCGGCCATTGCAAAAACATCAATTTGATATATTCCTAAGTATTCGTCTATCCCAGCAGTTCCAAGTCCAGACTGAACTGTAGGGGCTGGCAAATGAGTTGGCCTCAAGTATAACTTACTTTTAACGGGTTTATAGGCAATATTTTCCCATGCTATAGGGGATGAACCTGACAAAGTGTTTAGTCTTACGTCTAAAGCCGCGCTTATGTCTGAAAATATTGTACTCATGTAGCAACCTTTTTAATTGCTTTTGCCATTGATTGTTCAAACGCTAAAACATTTACCCTGACCATTCCAGTAGGAGCTTGAGAGGAATGTCCTAAATATTCTATTCTTGAAGCGTAAGGAAGATTGTTTTTAAGCAAAATATACCCTAAACCGTCATATTGTTTAATTGTAGATACCATTCTGTTAATGGTTCGCTTACCAGTTTTATCTTTCTTCGTCAAAATTCCGGAACTTTCTTGATTTACCGATGTCTGCCAATTAGCTCTTAAAGCACCAGCCTTATAGTCTGCGGGAGGTTTGTTTTTCCATAACTCCGGCTTTCCAACTGGGGTATCCATTATTATTTTAGTAAACACTTCTATAGCAGTTTGCTGGACAACCTCAACAATGTCTTCGCCAGTCTTATCGACATACTCTTTAAGATCTAAGGTGAAGCTCATAATACACATCCGTGCCAGATGGCGAGATTGTAGTAACATCCATTATTCGGTAAGAAACGCTATCAAATGTTAATTGGTTGCCAATTGCAGGAATTCCTTTACCAGACTCAAGCAGCATTTTAACGTCTGCGTCTTGAACAGCAGATGAGGCTTTTTCTGCAATACTAAATTGCGCCCTAACAGACTTGGCGGTAAAGGTTATTGGTATTCCGTTAGACATTGATCCAGATTCTGGCTTGTATCTGCCGCCATCTTCTCTGCTAACTACAGAATCTGCTCCAAAGTTAGCTATTAATTTAGATGCGGTTTTCTTTAAAGACTCGTAATTAAACACGAACAATCCTTGCAGTAGGCAAAACTAACTTTTTTAGCTTCGCTTGAACTGCCGTAAGATAAGTAATGGCTGCTGAACTAGGTGCATATTCAACCTCTAACTCGCCTACTTTTTCTTTTCGTGTTTCTCTATCTTGGTTTGCAAGGGGATTTACTCCGCCATCCAAAGCAATACACAGTTCCATCTCGGCTTCTTTAAGAAGCACAGGGATAGAGTTAGATACTATGTAATAGTTGTCAATCTCAACGCCCGTTCTGGGCCATTGCAGACTTTGCGCTAATGTTGATTTAGTGCCAATAAAGTTCCTAGACTCTAAATAATCCATAGCTTGAATAATTAGGACTGAAGATGTGCCAGTTAAGGTTACGCCTCGGTCTGAAGCATAAGTAGCTAATTCAGCTTCTGATATGTAAGAATTTGCAGTTGATGAACCACTGCCTGTCTCCACTACTATCGTAGCCATTGATGTTCCTCACTTATAAAAGCCACCCCCCGAAAGAGGTGGCTAGATATAGACTTAACCCAACAGAAGAGCAGTATGCTCTGGCTTGATGTTTTTAACACCCCAAGCAAGACCAACTTCATAACGAACTTTTCTGTAGCCTTTGTACATGGCAAATTCCATGCTAAGACCAGAGCGAGGATCGGTAATTACAATTACGTCAGTCGCCATGTCACCCTCGGAAGGACGGGCAGGAGCGCGAGAAGCTAGAACGATTGCAGATCGGTTAAACGCCATGTTACGAGCAGAAGCAGCAGTAATGGTAATAGCTTTGTCGCCAGCACTTTGTGCTACGCGCAATCCCGGAGCAGCAATAACCAACGCTCCGCCACTTACAGCAGCAACACCAGTAGCAACAACATACTTGTTAGTGTCGCCAGCAAAAGTAATTACATCGCCAGCAACAATAGTGCCAGTACCAGCAGCTTTAAGAGTAATAGCTGTTTGACCTACAACGTGAGCACCAGCACTTACGGCGTTAGCTGAAGTACCAGCAACAGAAGTGTTAACTTGTGCAGATTCACGAATAGGCATGCCGTTGACATCAAGCAGTACGCCTTGACGCAAAATAGAATCGCTACCAGCATCGGCTACGTTTGCTTGCTTACCAAGAAGGTTAACGCCAGCAGAAGTATCAATTACTAGCTGGTTGTCCTGCAAAGGAGCGCCGTTATCTTTCAGAATCTTCAAGACGTTAGAAGCATCGGTGTAATCGTTAGCAGTACCAAAAGGGCTAGTGCCAGCGGTGCCGTATGCGCGAGAGAAAGTAGACTGCAATGCACAAAGATCAGTTTCTACTTCGTTGGTTACTGCACGAATAGCCTGTGCAATTTTAGCAGCACGAACATTCTGGTAGCCAGCGCCTTGCAGACCCAGTTGCTCATCACCGTTAAAACCAAACTCAGCAGCGCGAGACTTAGTGATAACAATGTCAGTGGAACCGGAAGTCTGACCAGTAGGATCAGGGACAACCATTGCAGGAGAGATGTCAGACACGTTACCAGCAGGTTCAACGTCAACTCGGATGTTTTGACCGACAGCAGCAGTGTTTGCTGAAGCGTTCAGAGTAGCAGATGGGATCATGCCCGTTAGTTCGCGGGAAACGATGTCCAATGCTTCGTAGATGTCTGGCACAAGTGCCGTAATGTTATTAGCCATGTTAAATTACCTTTCAATTATCAGTTATAGTTCCGCCGGACTTCACAAATTCCATCCTTTTAACGGGGTTAAGTGCCTCAAACTCGGCACGACTTCTTACCTTTGTGGCACCGCCACTATTTGAGCCACCAGAAGCACCGCCACCTGATGATTGATTGCCTTTTAACAATGCAGCGTATCTTGCATCGTTCTTAAACTCATTCTTTAGGTCTTCAAACGAAGACACAGTCAAACTACCGTTTGCATCTGTAACTTTAACACCGTCATCATGGAACTTCAATCTGCGCCCAATAAACTCGCTCAAAATCTCAGCGTTAGAGCCGTCTGCAAGGTCGGCAGCTAGTTTTAAAGCGGTGTTGTTTTTCTTTTCGTTTGCAACGCCTTGGCGAAGACTATCAAGCTCAGTTAACGTACTTTCATACTTTTCTTGGGCTGATTTATGCAGTTGCTGATAATCGCCCTGCTCTTTTGCAATTCTTTCTCGCTCTGCGGTAGATTCAGCTTCAATATCTCGCTTTGCTTGCTTTGCTCGCTTGGCTTCAGTCAACAATTCGTCCATTTTAGACTTCATTGATGCGTTTTCTGCCATTAAAGCTGCTAACTCTTTGCTGTTATCGTTTAAATCTGTATCAGATACTGTCTCAGTTACTATTTCTTCTTCACTCATCTTAATCACCTTTGGTCACAAACCAAGCGGTCACTGACCGCCTATAAAAAGAGGAGCAAAAGTCCTTAACTACTCCCCAGTATAACAATAGTATAATCTTTTATATAAAAATCGACAAATTTATTGATTTACAGCTCTGTATTATCTTTTTGTGGCTCATCTAAAGTAACAGCAGGGCTTTCTTTGCTAATATCGCTATCAAGTTCTTCATCAGTGCGGTCATGGCTAATTAAACTAGCCTTTCTCATTAAATATCGGACATCTGACTTAGCAATAATACCGCCTTCCATTAATTGCATATTAGCTATTAATAACTGAGGGTCAATTGTTGCGTCATAGAATTGCTTATTAATTTCAATTTCTGGCTCAGAGTTACCGCCCATATACATCATTGACCATGTCAAACACTTCTTAAAAGCAGACTCTACGTTTAAAATAATTGATCCAAGCTTGCTATTTTGCCCAGCAAACCGGATTTTAGCCGCTTCAGCAGTTTCTTCGCCGCCACCGTCTTCGATGATGCGAGTTCCAATCTTAACCATCTGTTTTTCTTTCATTTGCATGCCTCTTAACGGCATTTGGTTCTCACTGGCTTGCAATAAAGTTGCTGAACCACTTTCTGGCAGCAAAATAGCGGATCTTGAGCCAAAAGATATGCCATCAGACATGTTTTGATCTACCCAAGACTGAGTTAAGCCCGAAAAAGTAGGTGTAGGCTGTCCGACAAGGAAAGAAGACTCTTCGTAATCGGCAGAGTTCCTGTAATGCGAGATGTTTATCTCAGCAATGTCATATAAAGGCGCTTTATCAACCGTTTCGTCATTATTAATTGATCCAAGAAACGAAAAAGGGATTTCATTCCATAATGAACCGTCAAACTGACGAGGGTAAATGTCTGAAGTGCCATCTTGGTAAATTACTAGCTCACCATTCTCGTCATATAAGTTCTGCACATAAACGCCATTTTTAAGCAGCAAAACGCGGTGATACATGCATTCTTCGTACTCAAAGCCATCTTCTGACGGTTTAAGTGTGGGTTCTTGCAGCACAACTAAAGAAAGCTTCTTAATTCCGCCAAATTTCTCGGTTCTCCAGTTAATAATCGACTCTGCTGGGTACGGAAGTATGCTTGCCCGTAAATACAGCGAAGAAACCTCGTAATCAGTCAAACCTTCAGGAGCAGATGGGTAATCAACTAGCAAACCGTATCGGCCACACATCAAAGCATCACTAGAAGCGTCTTTTATCATTTGATCTAGTGAAAGACCATCACCGTTAGCGTCAACCATCATGTAGTCAATAGATTGATCTAAGGTAATAGCAGAAAGCTTACGAAAGACCATTCCAAGCATGCCTTCCTTTGTGTGACCCGTAAAATTAACAAAATTAGCCCGTTCAACATAATCTTGATAGCGCAATTTGTTATCTTCAGACCCATCAGTGGGGTTTGGCGGCGGAAGGTAAGCAGAACCTTTCATTGGGCCAATAGCACTGTTAGTACCTTTAGCTCTAGACTTAACGGCATAAGCGCCTTCATCACAATCGCGGACTAATCTCCACTTATTGACGTTTGCTTCGTATTCGGGGTTTCTGCTATCTACTGGCATAATTTTTATCTCGCAAATCGGACTCTCAGGTCAGCCACGGGCTTAACCACTGGAATTTCAAAGGCTATAGGGTATGTTCCCGCATCGGGCAAGTGATCAAGGTTAGACTTCTTGTCAGGAGTACCATTGTCATCATAAGCAAGCTGCTCAAGGCATCTAGCATACTCAGGGCATAAAGTATCATTAACAAGCAGCCTTCCTTTATCAAAAGCTGTATTAGCGGCCAAGATTCTATCTTTAACAAACGGGTTAGCTTTATTTGCATAAACGGCAAATCCCGCGCTTTCTAGCAATGATATGTCAGATATAGACGCATCTACAGTCTTTCTACTCCGGCCACTAGCATCAGGGTAGATTCTGACAACGTGATTAGGATACTTTTCTTGTATAGCCCTAATCATTGCAGGGGTATCATAAATCCCCTTAAATTCATTAACGGCATGCCACTGATCTCCGTGAACAATATAAGCCACGGCAGACATGTTGGTTACGTTAAAATCCATTCCTATACGGACTAAAGTCGAATCGTCCGCAGTCATAGTTGACCTGCATGCAATTCTATCATAGTTGTTAAACACCGTCCCAGAGTGCAGGTTAACAAACTTGCCCTCCAAATAAGCCGACAAAAGGTTAGCAGGGTATATGTCCCTTAAACTCTGGACGTAATTTTCGGGCAGGTGAGGATTGCTCATAGTGGAAGCTTGTATTATTTCATAACCTTCTTTTGGGTCTTTTACCCAAGTATCGTATACAAACTTAAAGCCTTCAGGTGTAGTAGTAACTCCAATAGTGTTCTGCGCTCCACCGTCTTTGTTCTGCCTGTTTCTTGCTACGATCTGCCGCCACGCATAAGCCGCATCTTCAGCTTTCATGGTATCCAGCTCATCTACGTCAGCATCAGCATGCTCGTAACCAATAATACGATGTGGGGCATCCATAGACCGGAAATAGATTCTCCCGTATCCAGTGATCTCCAAATAATTAAGAGGCGACTTATAAAGCCTGTATCCAATTCCCAATTCTTCTAAAGCTTGCTCGAATCGGGGAAAGGCAATCATGCGGATCAAATCGTAAGTAGGTGCATAAAAGCCACGATCTGTTTTAGGGTTCTGGATCTTACCCACTATAGCCCGTTTAACAGCGGCATCAGTCTTACCCGCACCAAACCCCGCCACTAGAGCAGGGTATTTAACCTTAGTCGTAATATACTCAAACTGAGGGCTAGTAGGGGTTATTGTATTCATTCAGCAGGTTGAATAATGTTAATGCTAATAGGTTGAGCATTTGATTCCGCTTGCTCTTCTCTCCATCCGCCTTGAGTCTTCAAATAGAAGATGTTAGCAGTGACGTTACCATCCATAGCCAACTGGACTAAATTATTGCCCATAGCCGCTATTTTAGATGCCCGCCCAAATTCATAAGCCGCCCTTACTTCAGGCTGCCTCTTTTCTATATTACTAAGCGTTCTTTCTGTCATGCCAAAATAAGAAGCAAGCTGTCCTTTATTTAAAACACTAGCTAGGTCTTGCAACTCTTTAGTCATGTCATAATCAAATACAATCAACGCTTTGTCAGGGTTACCGCCCCCATCTCCTTGTTTGCCTTTCTTAGCCATCTCATATGCCTCTAAATTGCGTTCTAAGCTCGTTTAAAAGCTTATTGGATAGATTGTGTCAATATACAGCAAAGCCAGCGACAACAAAATAGATTAACTCTCACAGCCGAACTTATCGCCACAACCCTTTAAAAAGCTGGCCGTATTTTGGGGAGGGGCGGGCAGCTCTGACTGGATATGACCCCCCCATACCCCCCTATGCGAATGCGAATCATTATCATTTGCATTATCGTTTGGATCATCGGCGCGGGCTAGTGTTTCGGTTCTGGTATCCACTTCAGCGCACCAATCAATCAAGGCGGTGCGGATTGTCTGGCCAGCTTCCGGCACGTCCATCAATGCGACCGTTATCCCGTCCAAGTGATCGACCAAATCCAACCAATCATTATCCAAGCAATCCGTTAGCCGGTCGCTAATGTTGATATTCTGTATGATGCCCATAGGGTAAGCCCTTAATTTTGTTGCTGTTTACGGTTTAAATAGTGTTCGATTTATCTTGCTTTTTTATGGCTAATCGCCGTCTCAATCTCTAATTTATTCACTTCCTCTTATAACTAAATCGAATCAATCCCTTAATAATAAGAATAAACTATGAATAAGACAATACTAAACCAATAAAGCGCAATTTTTTAAGCCCATATATCAATATTATTTTGATAATTGATTGTTTTATTTGGTATAATCCTATTGTTGAAAGGGCCGCCCCTTTCCGATCATAAACCAGAGGATATACACAATGTCATTACCTACCATTCAAGCAATCAATCCAGCCCATCAAAAGACTGTTAACAAGTACCTGATGGCCGATAGAAAGCACGTTGATCTGTCAGATTCATTTGATAGGCAACTAGATAGCGCGGAAACTGATAAACAGATTGACCGCTTAGAGAATAAGAAAGAGCGCCAAACAGATAAGACTTTTCAACGCTGTTATGACCTATTTATTGAATTGCCGATTCGTGAACGTCAAAACATAGACAAGCAATACGCCGCGCATTATGGCTATGGCTGTCAGTTGGGGGCGAACTAATGACCAACTCCAAAATAAAAGACGACTATTTAAACCAAGTAACCGAGAAAGCGGCGCTTCGATATTTAGCCAATAAGGCCGAGTTAGCCCGCGAAATTAAGCGTATCAACATAGAGACCGGCATTATTTGCGCCGGCTTGATTGTCCTTTTTACCTTACTTATTTT